GACGACGATCGCGTACTCGAGGTCGACGGTCGGATCGGTGGCGTCGGTCCACTCGTTCTCTTCGCGGTCGAGGTACTGGAGGATCGCCGCCGTCGCCGAGGCGAGCTTCAGCGTGATGTCCGCGAGCTCGATGGCGGCGGTGTCGGGGTCCAGCTTGAGGTGCTGCCGCGCCTGCTCGAACGTGACCAGGGTGGTCGCCATCAGTAGCGCACTCCCGGCAGCCCTTGCGCGCCGCGGTCGCCCATCTTGCCCGTCGGCCCGGCCGGCCCCATCTTGCCGGGCTCGCCGCGCTTGACCGCCAGCGCCCACGCCTTCGCCGTCTCGATCGGCTTGACGCCGGTCGCCTCGGTCGCAATCCAGAGCGATCCGCTGTACGTCACGGCGTCGCCGATCTCGTAGGTCTCGCTCGCCTTGAAGTGGCCGCGGTAGAGGACCGCCGGTGTGTGCCAGGTCCCCACGACCGCCCCATCGGCGGCGCGCGTGACGATCACCGAACGGCCCTCTTGACGGAACGTGACGCCCTCGAGCGTCCCATCCTTACCCGGCGTCCCATCGACGCCGTCCCGGCCAGGCCTTCCCACCTCGCCGGCCGGCCCCGGGACGCCGGGCAGTCCGTCGCGGCCGTCGAGCACTTTCAGCGACGCGATGGCCTTTTCCACGGCGCGATCGACGGCCTTCTGGACCTCACGCGCGACCAGGCGCTCGAGCGCCGGCGCGATCTCTTCGAGCAGTTGCACCACGGCAGGACTCATCGGCTCAGCCTCAGCAAGTTGCCTTCGTAGCCGCCCTGGTCGACGATCCGCCACCCGTTGTCGGCGCGGAGCACGTAGCCGGGCCAGTGCGGCGCCGGATCCACGGCGAGCCCACAGGCGAGTTGGTCGTTGTCGAGAATCTTGAAGTACGTCCGGTTGGCGCCCTTCTCGGGTTCGTTGTGCGGACTGTCGGTGTTGTACCGATCGCGGTGGTGGACCGGACACGGGCCGTCGTCGTACTCGGTGCCGCGGACCAACTTCTCGGTGGTGCCGCAGCGGACATCGAGGACCGTGGATTTCCACACCGCGCCGACGGCCTGCGCCGCCGCCATCGCGTCGGGCGTCCCGCTCATGCGGCAGTTCTGCAAGTCGTTGTCGTGGCTGCTGTCGAAGGACGAGAAGCCGCCGTGGAGGCACCCGCCGGCGCCCATGATCTCGCAGCAGGCGGCGTTGTCCGCGTGCTGGCGCGCGGTCGTGCCTTCGCCGATACGCTGCGGCTCGCCCGAGATTGCGGGGATCCGCGCGGGCGGATAGGACCCCAAGCCCTCGTACTGAATCTCGTAGAGGACTTTGCCCTTGCGGGGCCAATCGTACGTGCGCTCCAGATGCTTCGTCGACCACTGGAGCCACGACCCGCACGACTGCGGATCGGTCGGCGGCCCGGTCTCAGGCCACGAGCTGCGCGTCGAGATCGTCCCCGCGAAGGCCGCTTTGTCGAAGCGGCCCGCAATGTTGCCGTTCTTCCAGTCTTCGTTCGAGACTTCCAGCAGCACGTTGCCGGTGCGCTTGCTCATCTCGATCAGCTCGATCAGGTGCTCGGCCTGGCCGGCCTCGTCGTGGTGGCCGCTCGGTGTCTGCATCCACACCGTCGAGCCGGGGACCTGATCGCAGAACGCCGTCAGGTGCACGTAGAGCCCGGCCGCCTTCGCGTGCAGCAGCGCCGCCTCGAGGTCCTCGTAGTAGGTCTGATGGAAGAGCCCGGTGATCGGCGAGTAGTCCGTGTTCGCCCACATGCAGAACCAGCGCACGGTGTTCGCGCCGAGCCCGAGACACGCGCCGTAGTAGTCGTCGACCCAGCCGACCTCGTCGCGCGCGTAGAGCTCGGGCGCGCGGAAGGCGGTGACCGACCGGCACTTCCACAACTTCCCGGCTTGGAGAATCCCGACGCCCTGCACGATGAGCGGGGACACCACGCCCGGCGGGGGTACGACCGTGGTGGCGCCCGGGTCCTGCGATCGCAGCCAGTGGCCGAACTCTAGGAGGGTTGATCCCACGGGCCTCCTCGCGGAATCAGTCCGGTGTAGTGCTCGCGCAAGACGACATACGCGCCCGGCACGGCGATGAACGTCTCCCACGCGCCCGGATGGCTGCCCGGGTCGCCCCACTGGTGATCGCCTTCCGGCGTCACCTTCAGCACCCGGCCGTCGGGCGCGGTGAGCGAGATAAACGGGCGCCCGTCCTGGCCGGCGTCCTGGTGCGGGCCTTCGATGACCTCCTGCGCGAAGGGTTCCTTCACCTTCAGCGTGATCAGTGCGTGCTTAGGCATCGAGTGAGACCCCTTCCCAACGACGAGTGAGCCAAGCGCCCGCGCCCGCCGCCTCGAGCTCCACGTCGGCATCGGGCGCGTCGTCCTTCTCGGTGGGCGGTGGCGCGGCGGAAGACGTCGAAAACGGATTGGCCTGCGCGTCGCGTTTCGCGAGCGCGGACAGGCTGAAGTTCTGCTGTTGGAGGTACGGCGCTTCGCCGCCGGCCACCGGGCCGAGCTCGAGGTACCGTGCGCGCGCTTCGTTCGGCGACATGCCGCCGCCCTTGATCGCCTCGGCACTCGCCTTGACCAGCGTCGCCGTGTCCATCCGCAAGAGGTCGTCGGGATCGAACTCGGTGCCGATCGGCCGGCCGCTCGCGTTCTTGGTCATCTCCAGCCCCTCGTCGAGCAGCAGCTCGATGCACTCGATCGGGTTCTGCAAACACTGCGAGTAGTACTGAATCTGGAGCGATTCGGGATTGCTGTTGGCCGGCATCGGCGCCAGCCCGACGAGGTACGGCGGGACATGGAACGCTGTACACGCATTGATGCCGGTCCAGTTCAACTGTTCGATGAGCTGGCTGTCGGTGGCCGACATGCTCATCTGGTCGTACTTGAGCCCGTCGCCGAGCACCGCGACGCGGCCGACGTTGTCGCCGGTGAACGCCGCTTCCCAGCGAATCTTCAGCTCATCGGCGTTTTCCTGGTCGATGTGGCCGGGCGCCGTCAAGACGCCACTCGGCACCGCGTGGTTCGTGAAGAACTTCGCCGAGTTCTGCTGAATCTGCAGCCCCTGGATTGCCGACACGCCGCAGGCGTAAATCGGCGACACCCCGCAGAGCGGGTGATAGAGCGGCACCATCACGTCGTGGATGATTTCCGACTGCGGCACGGTGACGTCGTCGGGCACTTGCGACAACAGATCGCGTTTGACCTGGTAGTAGACGCTGCCGTCGGGCGCGACGAGCGGCGTGACGCACGTCGGGTCGAGGATGTAGAGCGCGGTGACGACGCCGCGCTGGTCACGCTGCTTGATGACGTACGTGTTGCCGTGGATGAGCTTCGACGTCATCCACTGTTCGTAGAACTTGATCCGATTCTGGTAGCGGTTGGGCTTGCGGAGCACCGGCGTGTGCGCCGCGTTCTCGGTCTCGTGCCAGATGCCGTCCTCGTCCTGCTCGACCAGGCGGATCCGGAGCTTGCCGATGTCGGACGCAATGAGCGTGATGCAGGCATAGACGGCCGCATGGGCGAGGACCGTCTCGGCGGTCGCGGTGACGTTCTGCTGCCAGGCACCCGGGTAGCTCTCCCGGACGAGCGGCCACCAGCCGCCACTGCCGGCGCGGCCGGTGCCACTGACCGCACTGAGGCCCGCGCCCGCGACGCGCGCGCGTCGGAACCGGAGCCCCAGACCGAGAGTCTTCCACCACGCCACTCACGCCCCCGTTACGAGGATTCGGCCTCGAGGTCGCGCCGCACATACCGGCGCTTGCTCTTCTTCGGTGCGTCGACCGGCGCCGCGTTCGGCCGGCGCGTCAACGAGACCAGCCCGTGCCGCGCCGCCGCCGCCGCATCCACGGGCAGCATCGTCACCAGTTCGCCGGCGCGCAGCAGCCCGCGGCCCTGATAGCTGAACGCCGCGCGCGCCTGCACGACGACCGTCTTCATCGCTACGACCCGGTCGAGCCGCCCCAGACGACGTCTTCCATGTAGACCACGGCGCCCGTGCGGAGCTTCTTCCAATTGATCTCCCGCTCGGCGCGCAGCGCGATCGAGTTGGTCTGCCACATCGAGACCAGCGTCGTGTTGGCGGTCGGCACGCCCGCGTCGCCGGCCGGCGCCGAGTCCATCTCGAGCGACGCCTCGCGGCTCGCTTCCACACTCACCGACCCGTCATCGGCCAGGCCGATCGACTTCGCGTTGAGCGCGATCACCATGTCGCCGGCGCCCGCGGTGTGCGCGTACTGCGACGCGATGACCGGGATCCCCTGGAGCGTGCCGCCCGTCAAACTGACCGAGCCAAACTCGGGCTGGCCGAGCGAGTTGCGGAGCATCGAGAGCGCCAGCGCCTGCGTGTTCGGCATGATCAGCACGAGATCGCCGACGTTCTGATTCGTCGTGACGAAGGCGCCGATGAGGGCGCCGAGATCCGCGCGGATGTCGTCGGCCGTCGACCCCGAACTCGTCAGCGGCGTGACGCCGTTGGTGATCGACGCCGGCGAGGTGTCGGTGACCGCGGCGTGCGCCGGATCCACGAAGTCGATGTCGAGCCGTTCGACCAGCGCATCACGCAGCCCGTCGCGGATGAGCGCCTCGGCCGACGGCGTCGAGAAGCGCGCGAGCTCCTGCGTGAGCACCGAGATCGCGGCGACCTTCGTGAAGCCCAGCGTCGTCCGGCTGAACGTGAACGAGGTCAGCGGCTTGCTCTTCCCTTCGCCGACCCAGTACCCCGTGCCGCCCGACGCCTGCCCGGCAATCGCGACATTGAACGGGACGTTCCGGAGACTCGGGACGTTGCCGGTGCCGAACTGGCCGATGATCGTCTGCGGGCGCAGCCACGCCAGAAACTCCTGGCTCAGGTTCGTCGGATCCATCAGGTTCGGGCTGTTCCCGGTCGTGTGCGCCGGGACCGCGGCCTTCTCGAGGTACTGGAGCACGCGGCCATTGTCCGGATAGCGCGCCTTGGCGATGGCCAGCGGCGAGTGTTGGCCCTGGCTCTGAAACGCGGCGACTTTGCACATCACCACGCGCGCGAACTCGATGCCGGCCGGCAGGTTGTCGCGGACGAAGATCGGGGACGTGCGCGTGAGCTCGCCCGTGCGCGAGCTCGCGGCCATCGCCGTCGACGTGCCGGCCACCGGCTGCGCCGCGGCGCGGTTGGTCGCCTCGAGCGCGTTGAGTCGCGCCAGGTGCTTGTCGTGGCGCGCGATCTCTTCTTGCGCCGCGTCGTACTCCGCCGATTCGGCCTCGTCGAGGTGACGGCCCTCGGCGCCGGCGGCGGTCATCAGGGCGTTCATGCGGTCGGCCTTCGCGGCCCGCATCGCGGTGAAGGATTGGATCTGCTCGAGCGTCGTCTGATTCGCCATGGGGCTCTTGCTCCTCTGGAGGTACTGGGCGTCGATCGCCCGAATGTTTTCGATGCGGGCGTCGGCGTTCGCCGGCACCGCGACAAGCGACAGCTCGAGAATTTCGATCTTCGTGAAGCGGAGGCCGCCGGACTTGAGCACTTCCACGCCGCCGTCGAGCGCGCGAAAGCCAATCGAGACGCCGCGAATGAGCCCGGCCTTGATGGAATCCCACGCTTCGTCGACCCGCGTGCGGAGCGACCCGGCCGTGGGAATCGTCGGCAGCGTGGCGCGGAACCCGATGCCCGTCTCGCTCGCCGCGGTGAGCGCGACACTGCCGACCGGCAGCCGCCCGTCGTGAAAGAGCAGAAGTGGGAGGGGATTCGCAAACGTGGCGCCCTTCGACTCGACCACGTCGCCTATGCGGTCGGTCGTCGGCGTCGTCGCGACCCCCTCGAGACTGCGGAGCTCCGAATCGAGCCCCTTGACGTCCAGCACCGAGTAGGCGCGATAGACCACGGACCGAAAGTGTGCGGCCCGATCAGTTGTTGGTGATTTTTCGAGATACGGTCAGGGACGGGGCCGCCGGACCGCGGAGAGGACGACCGCCCGCATAAAGGCCGTCACGCTCATGCCCCGATCGAGCGCGGCCTTGATGATCTGGTCGTGGTCGGACGGTTTGAAACGGACCGAGATCGGCGCCATCGGCTCAGCCACCCGCGGTCGCCCGCGCTTTGGCGTCACGATGTCCGCGCCAAAGAGCGTGATCGAGTCGCGCGTGATCACGGCTTGGCTCCGAACACGAACACGTCGTACCGCGGCGGCGGCGCGACGCCGGCCGCCAGCATCTTGATCGCCATCAGCGCCGCCACGACGCCGTCAATCCGTTTGCCGCCCGTCTTCGGTTTCACCGGCCGAATCCGGCCGCCGTCGTCGGTCTTGATCGCGACGTTCTCGACGTGATGGCGCAGCACCCGGTGCCCGCCGTGCGTCACCCGGCCGGCTTTGACCAGCGCCTCGAACACCTGGGCGGGTTCGGACAGGTGGGTGTAGTTCTGCAAGACCTCGGCGACTTTCAGCCCGGCGCGATCGCGCAGCGACGTCGCCAAGTCGGTCGCGAAGGCCGGGTCGTACCCGATCGTCGACTGCTTCAAGCGCGGGAAGCGCGGGACGATCTTCGTCACGATGTCCTGGTAGATCCGCGAG